TTGAAATCTCTGGTATATCATATGATCCTACTCGCAAGCTAAATCGTGTACAACAGTTTAAGAAAGTAAAGGGCTCTAAATCAACACAGCTTGATACTCAATATATGCCTGTACCATATAACATAGAATTTGGTCTATACATTATGGCAAAACAGTCAGATGATGCCTTGCAAGTCGTTGAACAAATTTTACCATACTTTCAACCAGATTATACAGTAACAGTTAATGATAATACTGATATGGGAATAAAAAGAGATGTACCCGTGGTATTGAATAGTGTTGGTTATGAAGATACTTATGAAGGAGACTTCACTTCTAGGACAACTATAATTTATAGTCTTACGTTTACTGCAAAATTTTATCTTTATGGGCCGGTTACTTCGACTAAGGTTATTAAGACTGTCCAAGCAGATCAATTTGCTGATATGCCAGATAAATCTCCTAAACGTGAACAGAGATATACAGTAACACCTAGTCCAACATCAGCTGATGCCGATGATGATTTTGGGTTTAATGAGACAAGTTCATTCTTTGAAGATTCTAAAGTGTTTAATCCAGTAACAGGGGAAGATGAACGAGCAGACAGTACTGGAACAGATTGATACGTTTATGACTAAATTTGTATATGTTACTAATGAATATCGTGATGCTTGGCGACATTATCTAAACTTTCGTGATGATGATAATGCTCTTTCTGATTATCAAGGTTGGCAAAGATTCTCTGATACTTTTATTGAGGAATTCAATTATAAACTTCAAGAAGAGAGCCACTTTCTTGAAAAATATACTCGGCCCAAAAATTGGTTCTTAAATGACAAGCTTGGTGAAAAAGAATATCTTTTCAACATGTCTCATAAAAATTATCCAGAAATTAAATACGAGTACACTGAAGGCCTCCCATCCTTTTCAGATATGATGATGAGTCGTGCAGAAGAGATGCGTGATATGGGTAAAGAGATAGACCTTTTCTATTCTGGGGGCATTGATAGCGTAGCAATACTGTTAGCACTAATAGAGGTTTGTCCTTCAGATCAGATTAATGTTATTATGGGAAGTGAATCTTCCATTGAAGAATACCCCGAATTATATGAGAAAATAATTAAACAACTTCCACACATAACTATGAGTGAGGGTGACTTGTTTGGACAAGCCCAGATAGACAAAAATCTATTTACTACAGGATGTGAAGCAGATCAATTCTTTGGAGCTGATGGTTACACTCAAATTACCATGTATGCTCAATATGATCCTTCTAAACCCCTTGGTTATAGGATTGACCGAAGTAGAGGTGGCAATCTTTCTGTTCCGTCAAATAGAGAATGGAATAATAATAGAAGAGAGGCTAAAATTAGAAATTTACTGTTGACATGCTCTTGGAGATTTCTGAGAAATTTGCATGTTAGTAAAGTAGATATGGATAATTACCAACCGTTCTTTTTGCATAGTGACTTTGAACGATATGGAGCAAACTTGCATCTGGAAGATCAGATGGTTTATTACACGCCAAGTTATTTACCTGAACACAAAGAACAATATAAAAAGGCAAAATTGATGATACGGGATTTTATTTATGAAAAAACAAAGGACGGTGATTATGCATATGGAGCCCCAAAAACCATAACATATCCAAATGTGCAAAAAGAATTATTGTCTCCTCTCCCACCAAATTATAGTGTTCTTGCTGTAACAGAGGATGGGATTATTGTTAACAGAGAAAATATTATGGATTATATGACAGCGGAGTGTTTGACTATAGATGAATGATTTTGTTTTTATATCTCAGAAATATAGAGATGCTGTTGCTGAAGAAATAACCCCTTGGGGCAGTTTCCCAGCACAATATTATGAAGAAGTAGAATTTATCAAACGTGTAGGAAGGCCTCCTTGGTCTTATTATAATGATATGTTTGGTGAGAATAATATTATGTTTAGAATGAGAAGTGATTATTATGATCCTGCTCCATTTGAATATACAGATGATCTCCCTAGTTTTTATGAAATATGTATAGAACGAGCTGAAGAAATGAGAGATATGAATAAGGAAATAGACATTCTTTATTCAGCGGGAATGGATAGTACCTTGGTGTTTCTTGCTTTATATGAGGTGTGCCCTAAAGATCAACTGCATATTATCATGGGGGAAGGACATCAGAAAGATATATACCCTAAACTTTGGGAAGAAAGAATAAAACACTTGAATTATACGATATCTGAACCTCTTTTATTATTTTCTCAACCTAGGCCAGATAAAAACTTGTTTACTACAGGGTGTGAAGCGGATAGACTTTTTGGTAGTACAGGGTTTCCAGAACATGGTAAGGGCATTCGGCCTTCCTTTGTAGATGAAAGTGACAAACATCATTATGATACATGGTGGGAAAAAACGAGATATACTTTCATTATGCAATCTTTCAGATATTTACAAGACATAAGATGTTCTAAAATGGATATGAATAATTATCAGCCATTTTTCTTATTTGAAAAATTTCAACGATTTGCTATGAATAAGATTATTGATAGGAACATGGTATGGCATAGTAATCAACATCAAATGGAGTTTGGTGATTTTCTTGCGGCAAAAATGGACCTGAGAGAATTTATTGCCGAAATATATGATGAAGACTATGCGTATGATATAGGAAAAACTGTAATGTTTTCATCTAGGCCCGCCGGTTGGAAAAGTTATGGATATGGTGTTGAAGCAATTTATGGCGATGGTACTGTTATATTTACAAAAGATATATACAGTAATTTAAATTATGGTATAAATATATAAAATGAATGAAAAATTAGATAAAGAACTTGGTGTAGTGCGAACCCCCTTACAGCAAATAGATGATGGTGAAACCTTTCTTCAATCTCAATGGTCACACTCGGCCGAGATTGATGTACCATTAAAATTAACAGATGAGGATGACATTGAAACGGATTATGAATATCAAAGAAAACAATTTTATAATTTGGTTGAAAAGGGTTCAACTGCAATTGACGGAATACTTGAGATTGCGAGAGAAGGAGAGCATCCAAGAGGATATGAGGTTGCTGGAAATCTTATCAAACAGGTCGCAGAAGTTACCGAAAAATTAGGTGATCTCCAAGAGAAAATGAGAAGGCTTAAAGATGTTCCCAGTAATGCACCAAAGAATGTAACTAATGCATTATTTGTAGGTTCGACAGCAGAATTACAGAAAATGTTGAAAGGTAAATGATGTACGAATATCAATGTAAAATAGTAAGAGTAGTAGACGGCGATACAGTGGACGTAGATATTGATCTGGGGTTTGGTGTGTGGATGAAGAAACAACGGATTCGTTTATATGGTGTAGATACGCCAGAGTCCAGAACAAGTGATGCAGAAGAGAAAGTCTATGGTAATATAGCAAAACACTTTGTTCAAAACCATCTGCCGTTAGATTCTATGCAAACTTTACGAACAAAGAAAGATAGTCATGGTAAATACGGCCGTATTCTTGGAGAATTTGTTTACGAGTATGAATATGAAAAAATTACCATCAAAACTACTGTTAATGAAGAACTAATTAAATCACATAATGCAGTAGCATACCACGGTCAATCGAAAGATGATATTGCAGAAGAACATATTAAAAATAGAGAATTTGTACAGGTTTAAATATGGTAGATACAGTATATCTTGGCAACCCTAATCTCAAAAAGATTAATGTTGCCCAAGAGTGGACAAAACCACAACTTGCTGAATTTGCAAAATGTATGGATGATCCACAACATTTTATAGAGAAATATATTAAAATTGTTTCTCTAGATGAAGGTCTTATCCCCTTTAAGATGTATGACTTTCAGAAAGATATGGTAGGGACGTTTCATAATAATCGTTTTACTATATGCAAATTACCTAGACAGTCTGGAAAGTCTACTATCATTATTGCTTACCTTTTACATTATATAATATTTAATGCTTCAGTCAATGTGGCAATACTTGCGAATAAGGCAGCAGTTGCTCGTGATCTACTTTCTCGATTGCAACTTGCGTATGAAAATTTGCCGAAATGGATGCAACAAGGAGTAATGTCATGGAACAAGGGAAGTTTAGAACTTGAAAATGGTTCTAAAATTTTGGCGGCTTCTACTTCTGCTAGTGCGGTGCGTGGCGGTTCTTATAATATTATTTTCCTTGATGAGTTTGCTTACGTTCCTCAAACCATTGCTGAGCAATTCTTCTCCTCTGTCTATCCCACAATATCATCAGGAAAAACCTCAAAGGTGATGATCGTTTCTACACCACATGGAATGAATATGTTCTATAAAATGTGGGTGGATGCAGAAGAGAAAAGGAGTTCTTATATTCCTATTGAGGTGCATTGGAGTGAAGTTCCAGGCAGAGATGATGCATGGAAAGAAGAAACAATTCGAAATACCTCAGAATCGCAATTTAACACAGAATTTGAGTGCGAGTTTCTTGGTTCTGTTGATACTTTAATTAGTCCAGCAAAACTAAGAACTATGGCTTACCATCCTCCTATGAAGTCTAATGCAGGCCTAGATGTATATGAAAATCCAAAAGAAGATGCAACTTATATGATAACAGTTGATGTTGCGAGAGGAACACAAAAAGATTATTCAGCATTTATTGTATTTGACATATCACAAATACCTTACAGGGTGGTTGCAAAATATCGTGATAACAATATAAAACCTTTAATCTTTCCTCAAGTAATATATAATGCGGCTCGTGCATACAACCAAGCATTTGTATTGATTGAGGTTAATGACATTGGAGAACAAGTTGCAAATACAATGCAATTTGATCTTGAATATGATAATCTTGTTATGGCATCTATGCGAGGAAGAGCAGGCCAGGTGATGGGCGGTGGATTTTCAGGCGGTAGAGCTCAATTAGGTGTGCGAACCACAAAGGCAACAAAAAAGGTTGGTTGTTCTAATTTAAAACAGTTAATTGAAGATGATAAACTCTTTATACCAGATTTGGACTGTATTGGAGAACTTTCTACATTTATAATCAAAGGCAGTTCTTTTCAAGCAGATGATGGTCAAAATGATGATTTAGTTGCTTGTTTATTTATATTTGCATGGGCAACAGACCAGACTTATTTCAAGGAATTGACAGATATGGATATTAGACAAACCATGATGAGAGAACAACAGGACGCATTAGAACAAGACATGGCACCATTTGGATTTATTGTTACTGGACTCGAAGATGAGAATATAGGTGAGATGGTAGATGAGTATGGAACTAAGTGGAGTCCTATAGTACGAAATTATGAAACAGATTGGTAAATTTAATTTATAAAGGAAAAATATGTCCACAATAAACATGCTGTCATAAACGGAAACGAAGATAGATATCATTTGATGTTTAGAGGCGGACGTATTGAACAAGAAACCTCCCCCATTCAGGAAACTTGACTTCATTACGCAATTTAAATCCTAAAGGACTTAGCACCATATCAATAAATGCAATATTGCTGCACCTTGCCCAAACTTGGCCACCACTACTAGATTTCATTATATTTATCTTCCTGTAGATAGACATAGGAATATCGATATCCAAGGGATAAGTATCTTTACTTTCTATAATTAGATATTTCTTAGATCGTTCTGCACATTTAGTCAGAAAATTTATTTGATCCTCATGCATTGTGGCATATAATATACCAGCTGCCAATACAACATCATAAGGTTCGTGATGTTCTTCAAACCAATTCAAGATAGGTTGATTGTATAAAATCCACATAGATGGGGAGAAGTGTTTCTTTAAGTTCTTGGTAGCCTTTTCATAGTTATATTTGGAGAATTCGACGCCTGTATAAAGCATCGCTCCTTTCTCTAATGCCCATGCTCCACTAGCACCTATACAACTACCAAGGTCTAGAATACTATTATTTTCACACACTGATTTAGTTAGCATTTTTTTATGCATGTTTTCCATATTTTCGAATGTCACAATATTTCCTCTAGGTGCCTCCTTAGAATTGGCAGTAGGATCATCTGGGTCATGGTATCGGGTATCATCTGTGATAAACTCAGGAAATTTTTCAAACATTTTTGATGCCCCGTAACATTAAATGAAACCTATCCTCAGTTGAATTGTTAATAACGCTGTGAACGCCAGTATGTACATGCAATTTATAAATATCTCCAGCTTTATATGGAACAAGACCAGTAGGATAAATTGCAAACCTACATCCCTCTGGAAAATTAAGACACATATTATACAGAAAGGGAATATGTGTCTGACCTATATGTCTATGGGGCAAGATCGTGGCCCCCGGGCCCAGTTTACTAATTACTGGTAGACGATATTGATGTTTGTTTTTCTCAAGAAACTTGTATATTGTGGGAAAATTGTCTTTATCGGGGATGGCAAACCACCGTGGCCATATGCCATCAGCTGAAACAAATTTATCACCATCCCATTTCATATTAGGAGCATCTTCGAAGCCCACTTTAGTAATGTTTACTAAATCTTCTGAAACATTATTGGGCTCAGTTGTTGCGTGTATCCAATCTTGATATCGAACACACTCTTGATACATCTCTTCATGGTTGGACACTGAATCATGGAATTCTGCACCTACTCCTTTTTGCGAATTATCTGTCCACTCATCTATTTTATTCCAAAATTCATAGTGGCCAAAGACAATATAGCCATCATACTTGTGTTTAAGCATTAAATGAAATCTGTCTTGGTTTCCATTTATAACAGCATGGTTATTATTAACATATAATCTATACATGTCTCCCGCATTATATGGAATAATACCAGTAGGATAGATTGCCATTTTAGAACCTTCTGGTTCATTAATTGCCATGTTGTAATGAAATTGTGATTTTTCTCCTACATGCAGATGAACTAGTATCTTTTCATTCGCGCCAAGTTTGGTAAGAACTGGATTTGAAAATTGGGGATTATCTTTTATGTATTGTATTACTGTTGGAAAGTCTTTTTCTTTGGGTACAGTGTGGTAATATTCCCAGTTGTTATTATACGATATCTTCCATCTTTCTTGAAGTTCATGGTGGGCTTCACGGCGGCGTTTGTCAAGTTCGGTATCGCGAACACTATCTGGCCCAGATAGGACGCTGAGATTGAATATTAGTTCATCTGAAAAATCCTTAGAAAGAATATTTGTCCATTTGTTATATTTTTGACACTCTTCATATATTTCTTTATGAAGAGGTGTATTATCCAGAAATTTAGCATGTTGTACAGTAGGATTAGTCCAATCTTTGACATTATTCCAAAATTCTTTGTCCTCTTGGACAATATCCATGTTTTTCTCCTATATAAATTCAATTAAGTCATTGTCAAGTTTGATCCAGCAATTAGAACATACGATGATAGATTCCCCTATAAGGTGGAATATTTCTTGTCTGCTCTCATCACTAGTTCCTACTCTTTTAGTTAGCTTACGGATTTCAGAGTTGTGAGGATAGAATTTTAGACATACTGTTTCAGCCTCTCCACAGTGTGTACAGTGTTTTTTTCCTAAATATTCATTAAGTATTACTATACGTTTACGATAGTTTCTCCGGGCCACTTTTTTAATAGTATCCTTATATTTATCATAATGAGCGTTTACCATGATTTTATTTATATGTTATAACACATATAAAAACACTTTTTGCAATTCTTTTTTTTATAAATATTCTTAATAACAAATAAAAAAATAAAGGAGTAACAACATGTCTTTTTTATCTTCTCCTGGCGTACATGTACGAGAGATTGATCTTACAGGTATTATTCCAGCAGTTGCCACCACGATTGGTGCTATTGCGATGCCTGCTCAAAAGGGCCCTGTTGGCGAAATAACAACTATTGGAAACGAGGAAGATTTGTTGAATGTTTTTGGTAAACCCAATTCAAGTAATTTTGAGTGGTGGTTTACAGCTTCAAGTTTCTTACAGTACTCTGATCAGTTAAAAGTTGTTCGTCCGGCTTCGGGTTTTCTTAATGCTGGAGAGGCTAGTGGTGTTCTAATTAAGAACGACACAGTTTATCTTGCAGATTACTGGACTGAATCAGGCGATGGTACAGTAACATCAAATGATTGGTATGCAAGAACTGCTGGTACTTGGGGTAATTCTCTTGGATTGCAAGTATGCCCCTCTGCTACAGTATACGAACAACATTTAGGAAGTAATAATCTAACTGTAACTGAAGATGCTATCGATTCTACAAGTATTGAAGTTGATGACGCAGATTCATCTGGTTATGCATTTAACGTGGGTGATTTGATTTCATTCTCATCCGCTGATTCTTCCTCAGATGCTTCTGCTTTTACATATATCGCTGGTGATGAGGGTAATGAGTATCAGGTAACCGCAGTTAATAATACAACTAATATCCTAACTATTCGTTTGGCGGGTGATCCGAATGGGTCTGGTCTGAAAGCTATTATCCCAGATAATTCCTATATTCGTAGGCGTTGGGCTTTCTATAACCTCTTTGATGGAGCTCCTGGCACATCTGCATGGGCTACTGATAATAATCGTGGTTCTAATGACGAATTGCACGTTGTAGTTTATGATACAACTGGTGATATCACTGGTTACGATTACGATGTCGCTGGTCAGGCAACTAATTCGGTAATTGAAACTTTTGGGAATCTTTCGAAATGTTCTATAGCAAAATCACCCCAAGGTGATAGCATATATTATCCCGATGTATTTTTTAGGCAGTCTAATTACGTTTATTGGGGAGATCACATTGCTGCTGGTACTAACTGGGGAACAGATACTACAACCACTTACACGGCTGTAAATACGGCAACTGTTGTTACTATGGCCGGCGGAACGGATGATTATTCGGTAACTGCTGGTGAACTTGACCTTGCTTACGGATTGTTTGAAGACACTGAAAATATCGATATAAATCTGGTTCTTGCTGGGCCTAGTTCTGGCGTTGCAAATACTACTGCTGGAATGGATACGCATGGTACAATGATTACTGATCTTGTAGAAACTCGTAAGGATTGCGTTGCATTTATTTCTCCATATCGAGCTGGTGTAGTAAATGTAGCAACTACAATTGCACAGACTGCAAATATTATAAAAGGATTTGATACTCTTCCATCCTCCTCTTATGTTGTGTATGACAGCGGATACAAATACATATATGACAAGTACAATGACGTATATCGTTATGTACCACTAAATGGTGACACTGCTGGACTTTGTGCTAATGCAGATAAGGTTGCCGATCCTTGGTATTCTCCTGCTGGATATAATCGAGGGCATGTAAGAGGTGCAATTAAACTTGCATATAATCCTAAAAACAGTGAAAGGGATCAACTTTACAGAAAGCGGATTAATCCCGTAGTTAACTTCCCAGGCCAAGGGGTTTTACTCTTTGGCGATAAAACTGCTCTTTCCAAACCCAGTGCATTTGATCGTATTAATGTGCGTAGATTGTTCTTGGTTCTTGAAAAGGCAATCGCTACTGCTTCTAAGTATCAACTCTTCGAATTCAATGATGAGTTTACAAGGGCTTCATTTAGAAACATGGTTGAACCTTTCTTGAGGGATGTTCAAGGTAGACGAGGAATCTTTGACTTTAAGGTAGTCTGCGATTCAACAAACAATACAGGTGAGGTTATTGATCGTAACGAGTTTATTGGTGATATTTACATTAAACCCGCTCGAGCCATTAACTTCATTACCCTAAACTTTGTCGCGGTGCGAACTGGTGTCGCATTTAGCGAAGTCATTGGACAATGGGGGTAATAAAAAATGGCTAA